TTGCTGCACGTTGGGCATGTGAACGGCAACGTTTGCCCTAGATGAATCGTGCCACAGCACCTTACGAAGTAACGCTCAGCCATGGTGGATTTCGCGCTCGAGGCGGCGCACCTCAGCCTCCAGGTGGGCAACCTTCTGCATCATAGACTCAAACTCGATAATGACGGCCCCGGCAAGGCGCATCAACTGGCCGTCGTGGGTGTCACCGAACGCGTCAAGCATTTCGCCGCGCATCACAAGTTCTTTGCCAAGTGCGCCAATCGTGTCCGGCAGGTCAGGCGTTGTCATTGTTTGCCTGTGCCTTTTTGGCGGCGCGTCGAGCGGCGGCCTCAGCCTTCTTGATGGCGTTGTCGCGGCCCTCGATGGCTTGCGCGATGTCGCGGGCAATCCACAGCCTGATCACGTCGCTGGGACGCTTCGGTACCACCGGCTGCGGCGACCAGATCGGCTCGCCCGACTCGATGACGTGCTGGATGGCTTCCCATTCGCGGGCGGTGACGCGGAACGCCACCGTTTTGGTGAATTGCTTCTCCCTCGGCATTTTCTTCTCCTTGCCTATGGTCGGCACCAACGCCGCACCTGTTGTTTGCGATTATTGCAGATGCGTGTGCGCAGGTTTGCATCCTCACGGTAAAACTTCTTGAAGCAGCCGTGACCGAACGGCCCGACGGGCCATTGTTTGCGTCCGTTGCGGGTGTGCCCGAACCAAAACGCCCGGTCGACGACGCGGGCCTGTTGGTCCCATGACAGGTGTTTGACGCGGTGCACTGGGGTGTCGCTGAACAGCCGCCATGTCCCTTTGTAGAACCCCCATGCGCTGACATACGACCGGGTGAAGTGCGCCAAATTGCCCCCCGTCTCACAGGCCGCCAAGCGCGTCATGGTGTCTCGGCCCAGCACAGGCTCCCAACGGGCCTCTACGGGGCTTACAGGGGCCAATAGGACGATGCTGGCGGTCAAGGTCATAATGCGTCTAATCAACCTTCGCTACTTCGGTCGGCGGCTCCCACACTCCCCACGGCTTGGGCCGTGTGCAAACTTGTGCGTAGAGGATCGAGCCTGTTTCCAAATCCGTGAAGATCTGGACCATTGTTTTCTTGTCCTCTGAGCGTAGGACGGTGTAGCCCCACGCCGGGATCATTCGCCCAACCATTTGTGCAGCCACCACCCAACGGCGATGAACCCCAATGCAAACAGCCAGTATTCTGCGGGGTTCACTTGTTGCCCCTGACGGTGTCGAGCGCGTTGATGGCGTTGACGACGTTGCCCAGCCCCAGCCCGGTGCGGGCGAACGTGCGGGCGGCGTCCACGACGGCTTCCATTGCGAGGCGTTCCTTTGTGGCAAACGTCTGGACGGGTTCGTAGACAACTTTGCCGGTGTGCATCCCCTCGTAGTCGGGGTGGATGTAAACGTGGCAGTTGTGGCGTTTGGTGGTCAACTGATAGACGCGGCCGTCGCGGTGCATGACGGACAGTGCGCCGCTGATTTGGCCGTGGTGCAGGTTGAGCAGTGTGCCCAGTTCGCGCCAGTTCAGCCCTGCGGGGTTGTCAAGCAGGTGGGCGAGAATGCTGCGCTGCCGTGCGGTGGTGATGCCGGTTGAGTCCTCGTGCTGTGCGCGGCTGCGGCTGGTGTCGCTGTCGGCAACGTACGGTGCCGGGGTAAACAGGTCAGGTGTGTCGGTCATGGGTTCTCCTTGTCGGTAGGACGACTGGTGCAAACATAACAGATGGTACTTGGGGGGTGGTGGATGGGGCCGGGGAGAAGCACAGCCCCATCCACCTAACCGGCAGCCGTGTCCTACCTCGGGTGCCGGGTTTTTGGGCCTACGGGCGCGGTAGGGACCGCCACAAAGCCTCGTACTTGTCTGCCGCCATGTTCGCCGCCCACGGGTGCAACTCAATGTGGATCCAGTGCCCGCGGATGCCGATGGTGTTGCTGGTGTGGGTGCGCCACGCCGCCCGGCTGCACAGCCAAGTGCGCCCGTAGTTGCCCGCCATGTAGTCATTGACGAGGGCAACGCCTAGTTGGTCGGCGTATTTGGTGAACCACGCACAGGCTTCTAGGGCTTCGGCCCGGTTCTTCGGGTTGTACCCCAAATCGAGGGCGAGCGCGGCGGCGTGTTGGGACATCGTGCCGGGCTGGTTGCGGATGTCGCGGATGACGTAGGTGCCAAGGTTGCTGAATGCCCAGCGGCGGCGGGCTAGCCGGGAGCAGGTTTCGGTGCCGGGTTTGGCGTTGCGGGCCGGGGTTTTGGCGGGTGTGTATGGCTTTTTAGTTGCCATTTTTGCGGCCGATGATGGGTTCTACGGGGTCGCCTTTGCGGGCGGCGATGCCGTTGCCGACTGCGTAGCCGACAATCATGGTGATGATGGGCAAGCCTTGGTCGGAGTCGATTTGGCCGACTGCGATGAGGACGGTGACGCAGATGAGGGCGACAAGGGCGATGAGGGCTTTAGAGGGGTTCTGGAGTGTCATTGCTGGCCTCGGGGAGTGCGGCGATTTCTTCGGGGGTCATGTCGCGTTCGTATGTTTCCCCTGTTGCAACGTCAAACACGGACACTTTGTAGCGGTCATCCATGACTAAGCCTTTCGATAGCCGAAAATTGTCGCGGTGCCAGCCCAAGTGACGCCAGCCGCCATGCCCAGTTTGATTCCTTCGTATTGCGTCGTTTGGTTTACGAAACCATAAATAGTTCCGTTTAGTGCGTTAGATGTTGCGAATGAGACGCACGAACCATTGACGACGGTGACGGCACCCGATACCTGTGGGCTAGAGATGTCAAAGATGATTGAGGTGTTGTTATCCCCAATCCAGCCTGCATACCCAACGGTGACGAATGTATTCCAGTTTGCGGTCGGCGCTCCACCGGTAAACGAGTAGACCGGATTCGCAAAATATTGCGCTCCAGCATATGCCGTAGTTCCGTCGACCATTTGGTAATACATATATGCCGGGGTGCTTTGGTTGCTAGTTGCGGTCAAAACCAAACGGTAATTGTCGTAGGTGCTAGTGAAGCACGAATCAATTTGCTGGGCGTTAGTGGTACTAGTCCACGTTTTGGACGCGACGTACACGAGGCCGCTGTTCGCCAAATACGTGTTCGTATCCGACGCAGTCAGAACCTCGCCAGTCGTAAACGTCTTGATAGCCATAGTCAGTACCCCAGTTTATTGCTGTCTAGTTTGCCAAATACGGCATTGTTGAGAATCAAATACGCGTTGAGATCAGCGCCGGACACATAGAACGTGTACCGGGAGGACGCGGGTGTGGCCGACATTGTCGCCCCCTCGATGATGCAAGTGAACGTTGTGCCGCGAAACGTGACGTTGACTTGCGTACCAATGCACCACGCAAACATTGGGTTGACAATCGGGACGGTCCCGGACTGATACGAAATCGAGTCCAACTTAAAGGTTGATTGTGCCTCAGCCAAACACGAAATGGCCGTCAGCGCAAAGTCCGGGTTGTCATAGTTTCCCAACAAATAGTTTGCGTAGTCGGTTGCCTGACTAGTTGATGAGTGCAGCGTGTTGACCTTGTACGTTCGGAACGGCTCCCCGGCACCAACTTTTGTTGCGGTGACTGGTGACAACGCGTCTGGGTCAACCGTGATTTGCGTGTAGTAGTTGTCGGCCCATGACGCGAACTCAATATTGTCAAACACTTGGTTGGTGGCGTTGTTGGCTGTGTCACTAAAATTTATGGCTGACGTGTAAACATAATTGGGCGACCACAACGTCACCTGATCAAACCCGATGCCGTCAATAATGCGAGCATTAGTGGTTAGCGCAGCCAACTGGACCCAGTCAGCCCATGTGCCGTTTACCGTGTACGCCGACAATGACGGGTTAGAACTGCCCGCAACACTGAGCGCAACACCGCTTTCCGTGCTTGCCGTTGACAACTGGGTTGCCAATGTCCCGGCTGACAATGCGTAACCGTCTCCCTGCATACGGCCCAACGGTGCAAACGCACCTTCACAAGTGATGGTCAGCCGGTCAGCGTTGCCGACACCGCCGCTGTACGGGATGCCGTACTGCACGGAGACGTTGTTGATGCGCCCCACCCACATATCGAGGCCGCTGGTCGCGTTGTCAATAATGACTTTCGTGCCGGCAACAAACTCTGGGATAGGTGATGCGAATCCTGTTGCGTAACGGATTTCAATGCGCGCCTGACTTGCTGAGTATTGCTGCAATTGTTGCTGGCGGCCAACGCTGATGCTGATGGACTGCACATTGCTGGCAGCGACATAGGAAACCCCTGAAAGGTAACGGAAACGGTAGTTTTGGGGCATTAGTAGGCGTTACTGACAGTGATTGGAATTGAGCCGTTTTGTCTCATGTAAGTGCGGAGCGCGTCCACAATGGCGTTTGGATCGCCGCCATGCACGTTGATAGTGACACCACCCATTGCCCCCATTTTGGACAACGGCACAACAGCCTCCGGGCCCGCCTCACCAATCAGTGCAAGCGTGGGGCTGGTCACGATGCCACCAGCCGCCATTCGAGGCACATTCAGGCCGCCGCCTTGAGGCGTTGCGCCGTCATCAGAACCACGAATTTTGTCAATGATGAAACGATCCAAATACCCCAACTGGGGGATTTTGGCGGCAGCACCTAACAACCTTGTTGCCACACCGCCAACTTTGTTGAACCTTTCAGCGGCTCGCGCCAGCCGGTCAAACGCAATTGACAACGCCACAATGCCGCCAGCCATCAACACATACGGGTTTGTAGCCATTGCAGCGTTGACAGCAACGGTGGCTGCGGCAATACCTCCGATAGCCAACGCAACTCTGGTGAAAATCTCTGGGTTGTTTTGCGCCCAAGAGGCAAACTCTTGCAATTTAGGCAACGCTTTTTCAACAATCGGCAACAACGCCGCACCAATAGATTCTTTTGTTTCACTTAGCGACAACGCCAGACGCTTGAAGCCGCCCTCAGCGGTGTTGGCTGCTTCCTGTGCAGCCCCACCAAACGTGCCACCCAACGCGTAAAACACCTCGTCAAGTTCAGCGCCCCCCTTGATCATGTCCCGCAGCGACGGATCCAATTTGGCTAGCGCAGCCGTGTTTCCGCCGTATGCCTTAGCCAGAGCGTTGGTGACGGTTTCCAGCGGTTTGCCGGTGGCGGCCGCAATGTCCATTGCGAGTGTGGCCGCTTTTTGCGATTCCTCTAGGTCATAGGTGACGCGAGACAGCGACGCCAACGCCGGGCGCAGTTGATCGTCACTGAAACCCAGCAACTCGCCCTGTTTGCTGATCCAGTCCTCGACGGACTTGATTTGGTCGTCGGTTGCCCCGGTGGAAATACCTAACTGCCGGGCCAGTTCCTTTTGGGCAGCCGCGTCCTCCATTGCGCCCTTGGTGGCGTCAAACAGGGCTGCGCCCAATCCAGCCAACGCCGCCGCTGCTGGCACCGCTGCTTTCTTAATTGCAAACTGGGCTTTTTGGCCAGTGGTTTCTAGTTGCTTGAATTCTTTGACGGCTTTTTTAACGCCTGAATCAACAAACTCAGAAACAATCGGGATTGAGATGGCCATTAGCGGGTTTCCTCGTTGACAGTTCGCATCACGTCGCGCACTAAACGCTCAAATCCGGCTTCTAGACGGCCCCTGTTGGCTTCTACGGCCTTGGACAGCACACGAGTCTCTGTGGGTGCCACAGTGCCCAGAGAACGCCCTAGAGCGTTGTCTGTGCGCCTGCCAGCGGTCTCAAAAATGATGGCGCCCGGATCCGTTTGCTGAATCAGGATGACGTTGCTGGTTTTACGGCTGGTGTCCACCTTGACCTTGGCCCCGCGGCGGGCTTTGGCGGCAATGTACGGAAACAGGACGCGGCCCTTCGACTGCCACTGCCGGTTCATGCCCGACAACGGCATTTCGGGGTAGTTGCGCTGCGCCTCAGCAATGGCTGGCTGGGCAATGTCTTTGGCGTCACGGTTGAACTGTTTACGCAACTCTGGGTCAATCTTGCGTAAAGCCTTGATTGCGTCCTCAACGCCGACTAGCGAGATGTTGGCTGTGGTTGTCATCGTTTCCTCGCTTGCTCGTTGAGAATACTAACCACCGTGGCCAGTTCGCGCCCCTCAAACGGTATTTGCGGCGGCCAGTACCCCGTCGCCACCAGCACGGTGGCCAGCGCGTGTATGTACGAGCCTTTCAGGAAGGGTTTTCGGGTTCCTGCCCCACGACCTCGATGGATGCCAGTTTCTTGATGTAATCATCAAACACTGCTGGCACCGGCACATTGGACTGTTTGCAGGACTCAAACGCCATGAATGCCAAATCCTCGACACCGATACCGGCTGACAGTTCTGACGCTTTGCGCTTGTATTTGCGTTCCCATGCGACCACCACGAACAGGTTGGTGGTGACTGTGTAGTCGTCGCCGTCGTTGGTGGTGACGTGCAGGTTGAGTTGCATTGGTTCTCCCTAGGTTGTGTGTAGGTCAGGTGACGTCGCGGACCCATGTGCCGCCCGTGAACGTGGCGGTGACCATGGCGAGTTCCCCGACGGTGCTGGCGATGGGGGTGAAGTTTTCCAGCATGGCGTTGGTGATGACGTATTCGGGGTTGGTGGCAGACTCTGTGGTGCCAGACGGGCTGATGGTCAGCACGGTGGTGCCGGTGCCCACGCAGGACGCGAGGATGCCCTCCACCTCGGATGCGCCGTAGGAAAGGAACATTTCCAGCGTGACCTCGACGCTCTGGAGGCCGCCCACGAAACGGTGCCCGGTGTCGCCCATTGCAGTTGACTCCAGCGGGTCACTGCCGATAGTCACGGTGACGGAACGGCACTGATCGGACAGGTCGGTGGTGGTGACGCCCTGCGTGATGTTGACGGTGGCGTTGGAAAGGAATGTGCTGGTGGCCATGGTTGTCCTTTTGCTAGTTGCGCCGTACGGCTACCCGCACGGTGAGGTCGTATGTCGGCAGTTCCTGCCCGCCGCCGATAATCATTACAGACGGGCGAAGGTCTGTCACGGCTATTGCCGAATTCATGATTTTGTCGGCCTGTGTCAACAGCCAATCGGATGCGTCCTGATTACCCGGCGGTGGCGCGCAAACACGAATACGCAAGGTGATGTCACCCACGTTGTATGTAAACGCCTCCACGGTTGGTAGTTCCAGAAACAACGTCATGGGTCGAGCGTTGCGCGGATCAGTCACAACCTCGTAGCCAAGGTTGAGCGCCACTAGCGCGGTTTTGGTGGCGTTGACCGCGTCCCACAGGATGCCGGTGGCAGCCATTACGCAACCTGCGGACGGCCGACACCCAGCAACTGGAGGATGCGCCCAAGGGCTGACGGCACCGGGAACGTCCCCATTGAATCAAACGATGCGAACGAATCCGCTGAGCCTCTTTCCCTGTACAAAAGAGCGGCATACATGATTGTGCCTAAGGTGCAATCCCCGCCGGGGCTGGTGTGCAATTCATCGGTCAGATAACCCGATTCCTGTCTGCGTCGGTACGCAAACGCGTTGGCGGCCGACACACACTTCGTGATGAACGCGGTGTCGTTGGCGGTAGCGACAGCAATACCCAGCCATTCGGTCACGTTGGCGTTGGTAATCCATGTGCAAACAGGGTTCCACTCCAGCGTCCCGTACGGATCAACCGCGTAATAGGTGACGTTTGTGCCCGGGTTCTGGTACAGAACCTGATTCGGTATCGGGTTCTCGTAGTTGAACTGCAGTTCGCCAAGGTTGTCCACCCCGATGAACTCGTACTGGGGCAGCGCCGTGACGATGACGCCTGAGTCGTTGAAACCTGCGCCAACACCGGCTATTTCAACCTCTTGGCTGACGGTGACGTCAACATTGGTTAGTAGTTGGATGACTGCGTAGTCGTCCAGACGCATGGCCCGGACGACGTACGCAATCTCCGACATGGCGT